ACCTCACAGAATTAATGTGGCGCTTACTGATGTTTCTGCCGATTGGGTAGCTGAGTCCGGCGTGTTTACGCCCTCCACGCCTACCTTCAACCAGCTTTCTCTCGATGCGTTCACTCTTCGTGCGGCAGCGCTGGTCTCCGAGGAACTGCTTGAGGACTCCATGTTCGACCTTCAGACCCACCTCATCGACAACTTTGCCCGCGCTTTTGCCGCAAAAGAGGAACAGGCTTTCTGCATCGGCACCGGCAGCGGTCAGCCTACCGGCATCTTCACCGCAAACGGCGGTGATCTCGGCGTGACCACCGCTACTGCTGGAGACATCAAGGCGGACGAGCTTATCGACCTGACTTACGCGCTCAAGGACGGCTATAAGAAAAATGCTGTGTTTGTACTTGGCAGCGGCACCCTCGCAAGCGTCCGCAAGCTCAAGGACGGTAACGGTGCATATATGTGGCAGCCTTCTCTGCAGGCTGGTCAGCCTGACCGTCTGCTCGGTTTCCCTGTATATGTTTCTCAGTATGCTCCGACCATCGCGGCAGGTGCCTACACAGTCGCTTTCGGCGATTTCCAGAACTACTGGATTGCGGACCGTACCGGCAGAACTGTTCGCCGTGCAGACGAGCTCCACATTGCTAACCTTCAAACCGGCTTTTATGCTTTCCAGCGTGTTGACGCTAAGACAGTACTGCCTGAAGGCATCAAGCTGCTTAAGCAGCACGCTTGAGGAGGGTTAATTCATGAGCGAATATAACACTAAAAACTATACCGAGCAGGGCGGTGAGAAAACCGTCATCAGTGGAACGCTGGAAATAAAGGAGGGGGCCTCGGTAACGGGGCTTACCTCCACTGCCGCACCTGCTTCCGCAGTTGCCTTGGGCGGCGTGAAAGCTGCCGCAAAAGAGGAAACTGACACTGTGCCTGTGAAAATCGGCGAAGATGGAATCCTCTATGTTCCCACCTATCCTGTTATTCCAGAGATACCCACTGCTGCAAATCAGGCGGACAGCATCGCCACCGATGCCACAGGTCTGGTTACAGACTTCAACACACTGCTCGCCAAGCTGAAAGTGGCGGGTTTGATGGCAGACGACTAAGAATGACAGGAGGCGAACGGCATGACGGTAGATAACCTTCTCCCCAAAGTGAAATCGCACCTCATTCTGACACACGACGAGGACGACAGCTTGCTCCTGAGCTATATTGCCGCCGCCGTCTCTTATGCCGAAAGCTACCAGCACGTTTCCAAGGACTATTACGAGGAAAACACAATGCCACCCACCACCGAGCAGGCCGTGATTATGCTGTCGTCGTTCTTTTACGAGAGCCGGGACGGCAGCACGGCCGGCTTCTTCGGGGACAGCGTGCAGGCGGGTCGACAGGTGTGGGACACGATCAATCTGCTTTTGCGGCTTGACCGGGATTGGAAGGTGTGAGCATGAGTTATGGAAAAATGAATACCTTCATCGACATCATCACCACCGCCCCGGTCAAGGACGCGGACGGCTTTGTCACACAGGGCGACCATGTAATCGCATCTATTCGGGCATACAAGGAAGACCGCCACGGCAACGAGCGATGGGCAAATATGGCGGTATTCTCCGAAGCGACCGCCCTCTTTCGTTTTCGGAAAATTCCCGGAACAGAGGTCACTACTTCGCTGTTTATTGGCCTGGATAAACTGTATTATGCAAAAATCACGGAAAGTGAGGACGGAGAAGAAACCTATGGCCTCCCGGCGCAGCTGGCCAAGGCGATGAAGGCGGATCTGTCCATCGAGCTGGCCGAGGCAGTACTTTATGCCGACGACGGAGCAGCGGAGGTCATCAAGGACTTTAAGTCCGGTACGCTTTCCTTGGGTGTGGATGATATCGGCGTGACCGCTGCGCAGGATTTAACCGGAGCTGTCACCGACGATAACGGTGTGCTGATCTCAGCCAGCGAAAACGCGGGTGTGCCGGTGGCGGTAGGATTCCGCGCCATGAAGCCGGACGGCAAGTACCGGTACTTCTGGCTATACAAGGTCAAGTTCGGTATCCCCGCCACCAATCTGCAGACTAAAGGCGACTCCATCACGTTTTCCACCCCCACTATCGAGGGCACGGTCATGCGCCGCAATAAGGTAGATGGCATGGGTAAGCATCCGTGGAAGGCCGAAGTAACCGAGAGCGGCGCTGGCGTCTCGTCCTCCACGATCACCGGTTGGTTCACCGGAGTATACGAGCCGGTCTATAGCCAACAGGCTTAATGAGATGGGAATACCCACGCGCATGAACAAATCGTGGTGTCAAGCCACCATCAGCAAAATGCTCCGCAATGAGAAGTACGCCGGAGATTTACTGCTGCAGAAGACCTTCCGCACCGACCATTTATCAAAGCAAACACAGATAAACCGTGGAGAATTGCCACAGTATTTCGTGCAGGAGGCGCACGAGCCGATTATTGACAGGGCTACGTTTGAGGCTGTGCAAGAGGAGCTTTCACGCAGAGCAGCCGCTGTGACCGTGAAGACCGGCTCGGAAACCGCGTTCACAGGGAAAATACACTGTAGCATTTGCGGTAAAAACTATCGGAGGAAGACAACGCCGACCGGCTTTGTTTGGATCTGCGCCACATTCAACACCAAAGGGAAAAAGCACTGTGCTTCAAAGCAGATACCCGAAGAGACACTTAAAGCAGAGTGCGCCGCGATACTCGGAACGGACGGTTTTGATGCCGCTGCTTTTTCGGAGCAAATAACATTCATCACCGCACAGCAGAACAATCAGCTTGAGTTTCATTTCAAGGACGGCACGGCAGCGACGACTCAGTGGCAAGACCGTTCACGGCCTGAAAGCTGGACAGAGGATAAGCGACAAAAAGCAAGAGAAAAAGCGACAAGGAGGAATGGCTGATGGCAAGAACAATAACAATAATACCGGCGACGGTCACATCGCGTTTTTCCAATCTTGCCGTGTCCGTGCCCAAGCGGCGCCGGGTTGCGGGTTACGCCCGCGTTTCCACGGAAAAGGAAGAACAGCAGTCAAGCTATGAAGCGCAGGTGGACTACTACACCAAGTACATTAAGGAGCACCCAGACTGGGACTTCGTGTTTGTATATACGGACGAGGGAATTTCGGCTACTAATACGAAGAAACGCGACGGCTTCAATCAGATGATTAAGGATGCGCTGGACGGTAAAATCGACCTGATAATCACAAAATCAGTCAGCCGTTTCGAAAGAAATACGGTTGATAGTCTCACCGCCGTGCGAAAGCTCAAGGCGGCGAACATTGAAATTTTCTTCGAAAAGGAAAATATTTGGACTTTTGACGCCAAGGGCGAGCTGCTCATCACGATAATGTCCTCTCTGGCACAGGGGGAAAGCCGGAGCATTTCGGAGAACGTCACGTGGGGCTGGCGCAAGCGTATCGCCGACGGAAAGGTGTCCATGTCATACGGTCAGTTTCTCGGATATGAGAAGGGCGCGGACGGTACGCCGCAGATCGTGCCGGAGGAAGCTAAGATTGTGCGGTTGATTTACACGATGTTCCTGCAGGGAAAAACACCCACCGCGATTGCCAAGCATCTCACGGCTCAGGGCATTCCGACACCCGGCGGCAAAGAAAAGTGGCAATGCACGGTCGTCGAGAGTATCCTGACAAACGAGAAGTACAAGGGCGACGCGCTTCTTCAAAAGACCTTCACGACGGATTTCCTGACAAAGAAGATGAAGCCGAACGAGGGTGAAGTTCCTCAGTTTTATGTTACGGACAGTCACGATGGAATCATTGACGCCGAGGACTTCGAAATGGTACAGGCAGAGTTCGCACGGCGTAAAGCATTAGGGCGCAGCTATAATTGTAAGAGCTGCTTTTCGGCGAAGCTGGTTTGTGGCGATTGCGGCGGCTTCTATGGCTCGAAGGTCTGGCATTCAACGGACAAGTACCGCCGCGTGATATGGCAATGCAACAGCAAGTTCAAAAAGGGCGAGAAATGTGCCACATCACATTTTACCGAGGATGAAATAAAGGAGCGCTTCATTCAGGCGTGGAACGGTATGCAGGACATTACCGATGAGGTTATCAGTGAGTGCCGGTTGGCACTTGCCGAGCTTTTTGACAGCGCCGCCATTGACGATGAGTTTGCGGCAAAAAACGCGGAAGCCGAGGTGCTTATCGAAATGAATTGCAAGCACATCGTTGAAAACGCATCGGCGGCACAGGATCAGAAAGCGTATAAAAAGCGGCAGGAGGAACTTGTGTCAAAGTACAATGCAGTTGCAAAACGGATTGACGAGCTCAAAGCTGAGAAGGATGCCCGAAAAAGACAGCGCACGGTGCTCACAGCTTTTATTGACACGATGGAGCAGCAGCGCGGGTCGCTTACGGAATTTGACGAGAGTCTGTGGTTGGCAGTCGTGGAAAAGGCGACTGTTCACGCCGACGGACGTCTGGTGTTCACCCTGATGGACGGCAGCGAAATTGAATAAGCGATGGGCATAAACTCCCTGCGTCGAAAGCGATGCGGGGAGCTTTTTTATTGTGTTGCTTCCGCAGATGAACTGTGAAAATTCGGTTTGCACCAAAGATGCACCAAAGCTCGAAAAATGCACCAAAATACTGCTCGTTAACGATTTGCTGGATGCGCGGTGACAATTGGAAGGAAAATCGGAGTTTCAAAGACTAAAATCAATGCTCAACGTGGCTGGCGGCACCCGCGTTTCAAAACGAAAACAGCCCTAAAACGCTGCATTTACAGGCTTTTCTGGCATAAAAATATCGCAGAGAACGAATACAATCATTGTATCAATTCTCTGCGATATAGTTGGTCGGAGTGACAAGACTTGAACTTGCGACCTCTTGCACCCCAAGCAAGCACTCTAGCCACCTGAGC